CACTCCTACTTTACTGAGGGCAGCAACCATTTGCTGCCCGATTTGCACCACCGCCGGACGAGGATCACTCTCTTCCGCCAATGTTGTTCCGGTAGACACCGCCACAACAAGTTCGTTAGGCAGCGCTAATTTCTTTTTCTTCAGCACCTTCTCCATTTGAGAAGGGCTAAGCAATTCTTTCGTGTACATCTCGTTTGGCTCAACACCTTTGCCATCGAGCCAATGCACAACTTCAGTTTCATCAACCCACTGCCGCGTCGCGCGCTTAGGCACCAACTTATAACCCGGCACAGGCGTGTTGTTCTCAAGCATTTGCGTTGCAAGCGAACGAAGATCTTTGATCCAATCTTCGAGCAAATCCGCGTTGCCAAGATACTTCCCAATCATCGACGCATCCAAGCCCTTGAGCTGTGTCGCAAGCGCTCTATCCACAGCGCCGGTGAGTACCGGACAGACAGGCTTGGCGGCGCACCACCGGCAATGCTCGCCATGCGCGAGCGGTGCGTCTGGTTGCATCGCTATCTTAACAGCGCGCACCAAATCGACTTCAAACTCCTTGACGCGAGCGGGCGTTGTAACCCAACGGCTTACGCCGTGTTTGGGCTGGATGATGATGCATTCAATTTCGTCCGCGCCATCAAACACCCAGTTGACTGAGGGTGTTCGCATTGCTGCGGCGGCGTAGAATAAGAGTTGAGGATTTTCCTCGGCCTGAACCCTAACCCCGTCGCCGAACTTCCAGTCGATGACATAGGCACGATTAGCAATTCGCCCGAGTAAATCAGTTGAACCGAACACTCCCGGCAGAAGATCTTCACCGAAACTGACGCGGGTTTCGACGGCGACGTCCATCTTTGTTTCAGGATCGATTGCATCCAATGCTTTAAGCGCCGGAATAAGTTTATCATGCAAAAGATCCTGCGTGAGCGTGATGCCTTCATATTTGCGGCCAAGAAATTGATACGGATCTGCTGCTTTGTCCACAACTTCTGCAATCACTTCATGCAAGAGCGTGCCTTCGTCAGCGTATTTGCTCGAAGGCTTTGGCGGCATCTTCGCAACGAGCGCGACAGAGCCTGGACACGCAATCACGCGCTTGGCGGTCGAGCCGCCGACAATATTACTGTGTTGCATAGTCAGGTTCTTTCAAAAACAGAACGATGTCGTTGATCACTTCGATGCGCTTCTCGATAGGCGTGATGCCCTCGATGCCGGCTTTCAAAAGTGTCGCAAGAATGTTGAGCGAGTCCGGCCCATCAAGAAGGTTAAGGATGTCGCATATATCTTCAAATGCCTGATCTGCTTCCACTGTACTCTCCTGTGTTGACAGTCCCACCCTTAAATGCAATAAAAATTGTTGTCAAACATTTTTTTACGGGCTATGGAAAAACATATCGAACGGCACTTGGTGCAGGCAGTCAAACGGCTCGGCGGGACGGCGTATAAGTTCTCGTCGCCATCGCATCGCGGCGTCTCAGACCGCGTGGTGTGTTTGCCAGGGCAGACGTGGTTTGTTGAATTAAAACAAGCTGGTGGCAAGCTATCGCCTCTGCAAAAGCTGTTCGCGGAAGACATGAAACGGCTTGGGCAAAATTACGCGTGCCTGTGGTCAAAAGAGGATGTGGATAAGTGGATCTCAGACCTTACCAAGAAGTCGGCGCAGATTTCCTCTTCGAGCGCGACCGAGCCATGATCCTTGCGCCGGTGGGCGCGGGTAAGACCGCTATGACGCTCGCCGCGATGCAAGACATGATTGAGCAGGGGCTCGTCAAGCGCTTCCTTGTGCTTGCGCCCAAGCGCGTATGCCGTGACGTCTGGCCGGTCGAGCAGCCGAAATGGGCACCGCGTCTAACGATGGCGCTCGCGATTGGCACGCCGGCGCAACGGCTCTTCGCCGTCAACGCCGACACGCACGTCCTCGTAACCAATTACGACAATCTGCAATGGCTGTCCGAGCAGAAGTTCGACTTTGACGCCGTTGTGTTTGACGAGCTGACACGGCTCAAGAACCCGTCAGGTGTGCGGTTCAAAGCATTCCTGAAGCGTCTTGATAAGGTCAACATCCGTTGGGGTTTGACCGGCTCATTCACATCAAACGGGCTTGAGGACGTCTTTGGTCAGTGCAAGATCGTCGACCAATCGTTGCTCGGGCGCTCCAAAGGCGCGTTTCTTCAGCAGTACTTTTATCTGAACAACGCCGACTATAACGATTGGAAGCCGCGTGAAGGCGCGCTTGAAGCGGTCATGCGCCGCATCAAACCGGCGACGTTCGTGCTTGAGCCTGGCGAGTACAAAGATCAACTGCCGCCGCTGCACACGGTCGAGATGCGATGCAATCTGGCAGACCGGACAGTGTACGAGCAGATGAAGAAGGATGCAATAGCCCAGCTCGAGACGACCGACGTCGCAGCGCTGACGGCGGCGGCGGCGGTCAACAAGCTACAGCAACTCGCGTCTGGGTTCATCTACGACGAGAACGGGCGCGCGCATTGGGTGGGCGACCACAAGTTCGATCTGCTCGACGAGATCCTGACCGAGAACCAGAACGACAACACGATCGTCGTCTACAATTACAAAGAAGAGCTGGCCGAGCTTCAGCGACGTTATCCACAGGCAAAACTTGTGGATAACAATGTGGATAAATGGAATAAAGGCGAAATACCCTTGCTTTTGCTTCACCCCAAGTCCGCCGGCCACGGGCTCAATCTTCAGTATGGCGGGAATAAGATCATTTTCCTGTCGCTCCCGTGGTCGCTCGAGCTGTACGAGCAGACGGTCGGGCGGTTGCATCGCGGCGGTCAGACGCGCGATGTGTGGTGCTATGTCATTATAGCGAACAAGACGGTAGATGAACGGATATGGGCGAGCTTGTTCGACAAGCGCGCCATTTCAGATGTGGCCCTAGATGAGTTGAAAGCATGAAAAAATTAAATTGGAACCAACTAAATGCCTTGCTTCGCACATTCAGCGAAGAGGAATTAAAAGAAATGATCGACAGCGAACTTAAAGGTGCGCGGCGTCTGTCTGTCGTCAAACGATTACATCAGCGGTATTGCATTGTGCGTGCTACACGCGAGCGCGCCGAGATGCTGGCGGCTGCGCGATGATTATACAACTCAACCCGACGCTGCCGGTGATCACACCTAAAGGCAAAGCACTGGCGCACTTTATGATTGACTACGGCGAGGAGCACCACCTCATGTGGGTGTGCGTTCAAGAAACAGGTGAGATCTGGACGTGGGCTAACCCTAAGATCCGCGTTGAAAACAATCAGACGTTTGATCGTGTGAACGGCAGTTCTGGCTCTTGATACATCTTCAGCGCCGTCGCCTGCACTTCATTAACGCGGCGTGTCCAGCCTTTGCCGAATGTCGAGAACGTAGCAAGGCCCTCAAGAAACGCCTGCCGCGCGCGGCATATGTTGATGATTAGCTCAGCGGGATCGCACTCTGATACAGCTCCCAAGGTTGCGGGGCCAATTGCACCATCAGGAGTAACTCCAGCAGCCTTTTGTAGTAGCTTGGCGGCACGGCCAACGCCACTATTAACAGCAACATCAAAGCAAGCATAATCAACACCTGACGGTAGACTATCGCCACGGATATTGTCCCAGTAGCGGTTTTTATATAATGGTGCGACATCAGATGGTCCTAACGCGCGCATCGCGGCTTCATCCACTGGATGCCCTACCCAATCTTCCCAGACCTTCTGCGTGACGCCGAGGTTCGTGCGACCACCTGGGTCTTTTGGGTTATTAACGTAGCCGCCTTCGTGCTTTAGGATTAAAGCCAAGCATTGCTCAAAATTATCCTTCACAGGTCACTCCAGAGGTTTTGAATTGTAGAGCATCTTGTCTTTGGCGCTGTCACCAGAGGATGCGCCAAAATAAAAAGAGATCACGCCTGTCCACGCAGTTTGAAGCGCGCCCAACATCAAAAGCATCGCTTCGTTTCCGGTGGTCGGGAGGCCAAAGATGAGCATGTAGAACAAAATACCAAAGAAACCAAACGTAACGCCTACGGCCAACGCGCGCGGTATCCAATCTTTGGTTTCTTTTTGCATGTCACGCGCCGACGCACGATCGTCGGCCATGATGCGCTCGAGATCGATGTCAAGCGATTTCATTTGAACTTTGAAATCGGCGTCGATCTTTTTAAGCGCTGCGAGTTGATCGCCTGACGGGTTTAGAAGGGCAGCTTGAATATCATCAGCGGACCCATCTTGATGACCAAACAGTGCATTAGAAACAAACTTGGTAGCCATCCCAGCAAGAGGACCGCCAAGAGCAGTAGCAATGGTTGGAGCAACCGCGCCAATGATGCCTCCTATTTTTGAAAGATCCATGATCGCCTCACTTGTGGGTTAACATCAGAATTACACCTACGGCTGCCATCGCCAAGATAAGGCCGCCGACAATACCGCCGACAAACAACGCGTCTTTTTTAGCTTCTTCTGCGGCTTCAGCTTCAAGACGCGCCTGACGCGCAGCTTCCTTACGCATTTCTGCAACCTGTCTTTGAATGTTGTCCCACGCATTTTTACCGTGCTGGGAAATGAACAGGTTTTTAGCCTCAAGCGCAAGCTGATTTGCTTTGGCTTTTGCGCTGTAGAGTTTTATTGCTTCCGCTTCAAAATCTTCCGTAGATTGAAACAGGCGCTTCTTTCGCGGTAATGATACAAGCTGAACAACCTTGGCAACCTCAGACATAAGGTTACCGACACGGTGCGCGGTATCAACAACATCCTCGCCGGCGCTGACCGCTGACTTGAACCCATTATAGATCGCGGTGGCACCAGCCAGAATGGTAAACGGGTCCACTACTTATCCGCCTTGGCATCCAGTTTGTCATAGATGCGCTGAAACATCTCTTCGATGTGTTGCATGCGCTTGTCGAGGTCAACCTTTTGAACATACTCTTTAGGCAGATCCACTTCCAACTGATGAAGATCGCGCCGCAGTTCTTGCGACGCGTCCCACAACTGACGACCGAACCATCCACCAGCGGCGAGAGCTGCGCCGGCAAGCCAATTTAAAAGTGTCTGCGTATCCATCATTGCGGTGCCAATGCGTTCTGATTTTGTTTCGGGGCGAGAGCATTGGGAACAGACCCCAATGTTGACCCAGCCATAGATCCGCCTACCGTAGAAATACCACGCATAAGCTGTGTCTTTAGCCAGTTCAATTTCATCGTCTCGGGCTGGCGAATGCGCTCAAGTTGCGCGCGCAGCCCATCAAGATACGCTTTGTCTGCAAGCCCTGTAGAGAGCAACGGCTCGCTGACTTCATTAAGCGCGTCGATTGCTTTGAATGACGAAGGCTCGCGTTCCGCAATAGTCGCCAAGCGTTGCTCTAGCGACCGTGAAAGCAATCCTCGGCCTTCCGCAGATAACTTCAGTGCATTAGCAACATTCTGCCATTCGGTTTTGTTTGTGCTGGCAAGCAATTCATTGACACGTTTCTCAGGAAAACGATCACCCAAAATGCTTTCAGCGGTCTTACGTCCCTGCGCTGCAATGTCTTCTGCTTCGCGTGCGCCGGTCTGAAATTTTACCTCGGCGGTCTTTTCTTGCGCCTTGGCCCCTGCAAGCATGCCTTTAGTTTGACTTTCAGTTTTACGAAGTTGATCGACATAATCGACCGACTTTTGAAGAACATTCTTAAGCTCCGGCGCGGACAAGAAGTCGCTGTTATTACGCAACCATTGTTCAGCAGCGTCGGCTGATTTGTCGCGCAGATTACGCGCAACATAATCGCTAGCGGTCTGTTCAATTAACGCGGGATCTTTAGTGATCGACGACAACTGCGCGACGCCTTCGCGGCTCTTAAAGAAAGCTGCCGGCACATCTTTGGTGTCTTTAGTAAACATGTCCGGCGCAAGCTTTTCGGTCTTAAGCACCTTCGCGCCAGGGCCGCCTTTGAAACGCTCAAGTAAACCCGACGCTAACTCATAACCGCCTTGCAACTCATCTTGAGCTTGGCCTGCGTATTTGCTTTGAAGATCGCTAAGATATCCGTACCATTCCTTAGCGCGCGCTTGACCAATAGCTTTGAAGCCTTCTTCGCCTTGACCGAACGCGGCGTCGCCGAGCTTGCGGCGCACGGTGTCGATCGCATTAAACGACGGCTCAAACACACGGAAATATTGGTCGCCAACTTTCTCAATCTGAGCACCGCGCGCGGCTTGCTGCGCCGCTTGCGCCGGTGACACTTCAACGCGACGCGGTGACATCGCCGTTTTAATTTCATTGTAAGCTGACAGCGTGCTTTTTTCTGTCTCTGGTGCCGTTCCAACTTTAGATGGAATTTTGCCTTCCAGAAGCACAGCATCAAGCTTTTTGGTCAACTGCTTATAAAAGGGCAAACCTGAAATGTAATCGCCGCTGTTTTCGCGGTTTGCTACAGTGGCGTCACGTTCAGCTTTAAGCTCATTGTAGTTCTGATCGCGGGCAAGCTTTTCTTCGCTAAATTGATCAGAGATCGCTTTGCGCTGACGCGTGCCAATATCAGTCAGCTCAGCATTAGCATCGCCAATGTCATGCACGCGGCTCTGCGCGCTTGCGGTCAAGCGATCCGCTTCGGTCGGCACCTTGCCGGTAGCCGTAAGTGTGTCAAGGTGCTCTTTCTCAGCCTGTATGCGACGCGCGGTAGCGGCTTTGTCGGCCTCGCTGACAATGCGCCCCGCACCCTTTTCAAGCTCGTCATACATCGCCGCTGCTGCGTCTGGGCCTTCGCCGCGCAGTTTGGCAATTTCGTTCGCAATGATCTTGGTTTCGGCGCTTGAAAGCGCAGTAATGTCAAGACCTTTTTCTTTAAGCACTGATGTAAGCGCTTGTCCTACGCCGCCTACGCGCGACAAGACTTTGGCCGCACCCACAGCCAAATCACCAAGCGGCTGCGTTGCAAACTCAACGCCCATGCCGGCTGCTTTAGCCACAGAGGGGCTTACGCCCGCAATCTCAAGCTCTTGTTTAGTTGTTTCACCGCCAGCGCCGCCGAGCGCGCCAAAGATTGACGGCATCACGCGGCCCGTGAAAGTCTTCATAAACGGTGCGCCTGCCTGCAAGGCATAGCCTGCGGCCTTAACCGGCGGGTAAGGCACAGCGGACATTGCCTTGCCAAGGCCCATAGTGATTTCCGGCGTGGCAAAGCCTGCTACTGCGCCGCCTAACGCCGCGCCGCCGATTGCGTATGGATCTTTTTGCATGCGTTGCCCTGGCATGCCGGCATCGTCAGGTATAAAACGACCGCCCGTAGTGGGCGGCGTTTCTTGCGTCTGTGCGGGGGCGCTTGTGTCGTCAGGAAGGAAAGGCATTATTCCACCACAAAGGTTCCGGTTCTACCACCAATGTTGACACGCACGCGATCACCAGGTCTAGCGCCGCGCTGTTTAAGGATCTGACTAGCTGCCGCTTCATTCGGAAAAGTATTCTCGCCGACAACTTTTTGCGCCGGCAAGTCAACTTGTGGTTTATATGGGAACTTAACCCCACGGCTTTCGGCGTCTGTGACGTCTCTGTTATAGATATCAACTTTAGACCGCAGAGAATTACCAAGAATGTCGAGCACTCTTGGCAGCGCGGCGGGGTCGGTATCAAGCTGACCGATAGCTTCTTGCAAAGCTTCTTGTTGGCGACCAGTTGGCTGCGCGTCCATTTTCTTAAGGTTGTCCATGACGCCCATGAACAAGCGCGAACGCAGCTCCTCGGCGCTCTTGACGCCTTCGACATTGATAGACGTGCCTAACCGGTTGTTAAGGAACTTAGCCGCAGTTAGATACGCTTCACCGCCCGTGCCCATAAATTTCGACGCTTCAGGAATAAGCTCTTTGGCTCGTTCGATGTTTTCCAGTGTTGCCGGCGCAGACTGAAGTGCCTCACGGGTTTTAGCCACGTTAGTCATATAATCTTTTTGCGCCTGCTCGCTGGCGGGAAGATTTGTATTGATGTTGGTGACTTGTGACTTATTGACCGGCATGACGGTCTGGTTGCCAAGCTGAATTGGCTTGACGTCTGTCGGGTCTTTCTTATTGACCGCAACCATACCTTGCGCCGTCTCTTGTACGGTGTAGTCGGGATTTTCTATTTCCCAGTTTGTCTTTTTAATATCTGTGTAGACTTTCGAAGTATCAGCTTCTGTCTTTGCAATATCCGCTAAATGCTTTTGCGTAGCCATCGCGCCTTGCGACGATTGCATAAGCGCTTGCTCAAACCCGACTTTGTTCGCCAAATTAACAAAATTAGCTTTTGCTTGCTCTGGGGGAATGCCTAACTCATTCAAGACATCTGCGTGGCTATCAATTAACGAATTAACTTCCTCGATAGATCCTGCGCGGAGAACGGCGTCGCCGTATTCCTTAATCTGCGCTGCGCGCAATTCGACTTTCTTTCTGTCGTTTTCGGTCAAGACACCCGCCGTACGAGCTTTAGTCTCGCCCGTCAGCGCGTTTTCTTTGGCGATTTCGGCTTCTGTTTTTGAGCCGGTCAGCATTTTGTTTTTATACTCAACAACATCTTGAGCTTGCGGCAAGAAACCTTTGGTAATCAATTGATTTTGAATGGTTGCATATGGGTCATTAGCGACGCCGGTGCCGCTATAGGACTGCCCGCGCGCGCCAGTGACCGCCGGTGTCACACCAAAATTGCCGTAAATGCTTAAAAGTTCTTGCTTGCGAGCTTTTTCAGCCGCTGCGTTTGCTGCGGCGGCTTCGCGCTGTTTCAATTGATACGCGCGGTCTTCCATCCATGCGCGCAGTTTGAGCTGGTTCTCAGCCTCGGCCTGCTGCGCTTGGCGAAAACGCAACGCATTGGCAATATCGCCAGATGGGTCATAAGGTTGTGGAATGCTAAAAGTATAGTCGACCATGATGACCCCTTAAACGTATCCATAGCCTGACGTAGGCGTGCCCCACCAAGTTTGTTGAGGTTGTGAGTATAGCGCGTAGTTTGTAAGCCCCTTAGACAGCGCGTTGCCTGCGCCGCCAAGCGCTTGGTTCCACGCGTTTGCTTGCCCAAGGTAGCCCGACGCCTGAGCGTTGCCGGCGTACTGGTATGCTTGGCCTGCCTGCTGTGCGTAGTTTTGCGCCGCGCCGCCCAGTGTGTTGGCCGAGGTCTGCGACTGACCCGTCAGCGACTGCAACGGGTTGAGGATGTTGGCGCGCTCGGTCTGATACCGGTTGAACGCGTTCTGGTATTCTTGCGAGGCGGCGTTCTGGCCGTAGTCAATTGTAGCCTTCAGCATATTGCCCGACAGAAGCCCGCCGCGCGCCGCAGCGGATGCGTCGAGCGCCTTCTGACCTTCGCTCAAACGAAAAGCATAGCCTGGGTCGGCGGTGAATTTATCCGCGCTGAATTGCTCACCCATCGAGCCGTAGCCCTTGGCAGCTGTGTTGCCGCTCAACCCAAGAAGGTCAAGCAGGCGGTTCTGGGCGGTCAAGCCGGCTGCGCGGAAAGGCTCCTGAAGCGCAACCTGTTTCTCGAACATCGCCTTTTGAAGTTCGATGTCGTTATTGGCGGCCTGCACCTGAGCGTCAGCGGCTTTGCTGGCAGCGCTTGATGACATCATTCCGCCGATAAGCGACGCGCCGGCTCCAATTACTGCGGCTGTGATAACGAAAGCCATACTATTTCCCCAAGCTGTTGCCTGTTAGCGGACCCGCCTTGCAACTCGGCGGCAGTCGACTCAGTAAGTTCCTCGACGATCTTATCAAGATCTGTTTCGTTTGTCGCGTGGATATTTGTCCACACAGAATCTTCAAGTGCAAAAATTGCGCGCTTGGTGCCGAGCTTTGCGATGAGCGTGGCGGGCGCGACAAGATCAATCGGGCCATCCTCGGACGCGACGCGGACATGGCCCTTCGACAGAATGCACATATGCGTCGTCTTGTGGACCGCGCCGGTCAACACCGCGCCTGCGGGCATGAACATCTCGCGGGCGTAGATCCCGTCAGCGAAATGATGCCTGATTGGCAAGACCGCTGGGTCATAGGCCTGCATCATCTCTTCAAGCTGTTCGACTTTTTCTCTCATGGGGATGGCGGCCATGCGATCGACGACATAACGGCAGCGACTGCGTCGACGTCCGCTGCGCCTTCGACGGCGTTGACCGACGTCGTTGCGGTGTTACGGATCGACTGCCGCCATGTGTTCCATGCGGCGGGAATGGCAGTGCTGGTCTCGAATGCTTTGACGACCATCCAATCGGTCGGAAAGAGGATCGTGTAGGCGGTCGAGTTGATCTGATTGATCGCGTTCGACTTGACTTCCGTCAGATCTTTCGGCGTTGCCGTGAAGTTGATCACGACCTGTGTGCCGTCGAAGACAGGCGCGTCTTGCGTCACCCAGTAGTAGGTGTCGCTCGGTTGCGCGCCGTAGATGACGTCGACCATGCCGATCGCGGCCTTCTCTTCAGGCGTCGAGACGTTGCACCAATTTGCGGGGTACTGCACACCGTCCCATTCAAATGGCACGCCGGCCTGCACCATCAGCATAATGATGCCATTCTGTACGATTGCGAACATTATCGAGCCCTCGATGAATTGAACGGATTTTCTGCAAATGCAGCGTAGATGTAAGTGCCACCGGAAGCGTTAAAAGTACCGGTCGAATCACGCAATTTGAAGCCATTGGACAGTAAATCGAAGTTTTCTGAAGTATCCTCGGCGCTGGATAAATTAGGAAATAACCTATTTTGGTCTGAATTATACGTCCCACGAGAACTATCAATAATAAGCCAATTACTTGTTATGTCAGTGCGTTTAAACATCACCCAACGCGGCCTAAACCCCGTGTACACAAATGCGCCATCAGCAGAGCCGTTGCCCGTGTATGATCCAAATGCGCTATAGCCTTTGACTGCGGCAAAGCAGTAGGCGACGTAAGTTTGACCAGAAGTATTAACGCCTACCGCTGTTCCAATACTAAATACGGATGACGTAGGTGCTGTGCTATTCCATACTGTAGCCGCTGGGTTCGATGCGTCAGTCTGATTGAGAAGCACATAATTTGTCGCGCTTACTAGTGAACTATGATAGACAGGCCAAGCATTTACGCCGCTACGTTGTTTTACAATTACCATACTCGGCGCAACACCAAGACCATGCCCTACAGTCGCGTTAGCACCCGTACCCGTATAAGTCACCACACTAAACCCCGCTGTCGTATTAGCGGATACAGTAGATGTGATGCTGCCAGATGTGTTGGTTACGCCTGTGCCGCCAGCTTTCCATTGCCAGCCGACGTAAGTGTAACCGCTATTGTTCGTGCTAATATCCGCCGCTTGATAGACGGCGGTAAAACCATTTGAATTGAACGCAGACATAGTGCCTGAGTTTGTCTCAGCATTAGTCGCGTTGCTGTAAAGAACTTGATTGACGCCTCTCAAAACGTCAAACAGCTCATGCCCAAGAATGTTACTTCTGCTTTTGATCCAAACAAAATCAGGCTGGAACGTCGTGCCAATTGCGGTGTTGGCAGAATTTAAAACCGCCAAAGTGCTACCATTACCTGTGTAGGTCGTAGCCGCCATATACTGCGCGCCGTTCTTGATCGTCGCTGCGGGCAGATTGTAGGTGTTCAACGCGTTGAAGCCAGTTGGCGGGGTGTAGGAGAATGGGCGTTGGCCGAAATTAATTGTCCATGACCCGCCAGCAGTAGTTGTTTGCAAAAATGGAAAATAAGAAGTAGTCGCAAAATTCATTCCTGTATTTGCAGTGCCTTGACTGACATTATTTTTATAAAATGCAATTGTTCCAGCATCGGCATCTACAGCGATACCAATTATATCGTTTGTAGTATAAGTTGATCCGTATGCCGTTGTTGACCAACTATTAATACATTTATTGCCTCCGCTTTGATACAAAACACCAGTAATTGCCCCGCCACTACTTAACGCAGTAAAAGCATCTGCAATTCCGACATTTGCGCCAGAACCAATAGCAGAACACGTTGTTTCCCAATACCATTTACCTGTAGATGGAATTGTCATCGTGCAGCGCAAACAATCATTGCCGCCCGCAGTAATTGAAAGTTGCAAATTAGCATTTGATAAAGAAAGATTTGCACCTTTATCAAGTATATTCATAACAGGATAATTAGACGAACTTGCACTCACCGTAGGCGAGTCAATCATGCTGTCGTAGGTCGTGCCAGCCGTCAGCGAGATGTTGTTAGGTGTCCAGTTATTGCCATTGCCTGATGCGTCAGCGACGAGCGTAGATGTAGAAGTCGTATTGCTGAACGGCAGATAGAAACCATTCGTGCCGTATGTGCCAGTGTACTTAATCGGTTGCCATACACCGTTAGTGTCGTATGCGCCGAATGATGATGCGGTTAAAGCCTGACCATCAATGTAATTTATTTCAGCCATATACCCGTCAAAGTATAACGCGCCGGGGAATTGGCGGGAGCCAATTTGCCAAGGGTTACTAGCCGAGAAAAGAGAAAACGCGGAGTTTTGAACGGGGTAATTTGTAGTGCCAAAAGCTGTAACGCGAAACCCGTTTACATACAGACGCACACGATCAGTTGATGTCGCGTTAGTGCTATCCCACACCACAACAACATGATACCAAGCGGACGGGTCACGATAGACGGCGCTTGTTGCAAGCAACGTGGTGCCGTTGTCCAAAATCTGAATTGTATCGTTTGCTGACGTGCCGGGAAGCTGATAGTTGATCCCAGAATTGTTGTTGGTGCACATCAAAATTGGGCGATAAGCAGTGTTAATATCGCCGCGTTTTACCCATGCAGAAAACGTGTTTGTCGTCGTGCTCGGCGTTCCAATC